CCAACGTCCTCGCCCACATCCGTACCAACAAGCGCGATGTCGGTGGTGTCCGCGCCTTGCACGCAGAAGAATTCCAATCTGATTGGCATCAGACAGGGCAGAAGAAGGGTTACGGCACTTCTATGTCAGTCGATGAAAGAAACCGACTACAGACGAGGCAGATGGCGATTGAACATCTAAAGGATGAATTAGGAAAAAATCGCGATCCTCAAACTAACAGAATGGTCGAAGAGGGGAGATGGCATGAGTTATCAAGCGAGCATGAGCAAATAGAAGCAACTTTAAACAATGACAGTCTGAGCAGAGGAAAAGTCCCCGACGCACCTTACAAAAAAGACTGGCACGAACTCGCGTTTAAACGCTTCCTCATGGAAGGCATCAACGATCCTTCTGTAGATCGCATCACCTGGACTTCCGGCGCTGTGCAAGCAGATCGTTATGACTTGAGCAAACATCTAAGTGAAGTGCATTTATCTGGCAGCAATTTTGTTGCCTACGATCACGATGGCAATACCGTGATTAAACAAACAGGTGTGCGTGACGAAGATTTACCTGATTTGATTGGTAAGGAAGCTGCTGAGAAGTTGCTGGCGCAACCAAAAGAAGGAACCTTGCAATCTCTTACCGGCCTCGACCTCCAACTCGGAGGCGAGTTCCACAAAAACCTCTACGACAAAAAGATTCCGCAGTTCGCTAAAAAGTTCCTGAAGAAGTACGGGGTGGAGCCGCAACGGGTCGATTCCGAAAACAAAAAATCGTTGGAGTTAATTCTTAATTCGGTACAGGAAGAAATAAAAGAAGCTGCAAAAAATTGGCCGAATATTTCCAATAATGAATCTCTCCATCTGCGCTATCTGCAACAGAAAGAGCAGAAATTAAAGGAAAGAATTGAGAGCGGGAACAACCTCTGGTACATCGACATAACACCCGAAATGCGCCAGGACTTACAGCAGAAAGGCGTACCACTTGCGATGAATCCCTTTATGAGATCAGAAAAACTATCGCCGTTTATGGCTTGAGCAACTAAATGCCAAAATCCAAAAAACCATCCGACGAGCAGCTTATCGCCCGCATAGACAACGAGGTCACATCCGCCCTCGGCTACGGGGATGAGCTTTCAGCACAGCGTAGGAAGGCGCTGGAATACTACTTGGGACAACCTTTCGGTAACGAGGTAGAAGGTCGTTCCCAGGTCGTTGATTCCACGGTGATGGACACAATCGAGTGGATCAAACCCTCCCTCATGCGGGTGTTTGCTTCCGGGGATGAGATCGCCAAAGTCCACCCTCAAGGCCCGGAGGATGTCCCTTACGCCGAACAGGCCCAGGATTACATCAACTGGGTACTCTCACGACAAACCAACTTTTTCGAGGTCGCGAATACCTGGTTCACAGATGCGCTCCTGGCAAAAGTCGGAGTCGTAAAAGTCTGGTGGGATGATTCTGACAAGTGGGACCGAGAAACCTATTCAGACCTGTCGGATACCGAACTCGAATCCCTGCTGATGGATGATGATGTCGAGGTGCTGGAGCACACCGAAAAAAGTACCGAAGACGAGATCCCCATCGTCACGCACGATGTCGTTATCACCCGGCACACCCAAAAGGGTTGTATCCGAATCGAGAATGTCCCGCCGGAAGAGTTTTTAATCTCGAAAGACGCCAAATGCGTAGAGGACGCAAGGTTTGTCTGCCACCGCGTCAAAAAGACCGTTACCGAACTCCGGGAGATGGGGTACGAGATAGACCCCGACGACATCGGCGCGGGAGATGATTTCTGGTCTCAGGAAAAAACCGCCCGCCATGCCTTCGACCAGTCTGGTGTCTGGAAAGCAGAAGATGATACCGGCGCGGAAGATGCGCTGAAAGAGGGATGGGTCTACGAGAGTTACCTCCGAACAGATTACGACGGTGACGGCATTGCCGAACTCCGCAGAATTCTTACTGTGGGCAACCAGGTGCTTGAGAACGAACCTGTGGACCGTCGTCCTTTCTGTACGCTCTGTCCGCTTCCCATCCCCCACAAGTTCTACGGCCAGTCCGTTGCCGACCAGGTGATGATGGTGCAGGAAGTCAAATCCATCCTCTTACGGAACCTCCTGGATAACTTCTATCTCCAGAACTCCGGCCGCATGGCAGTGCAGGAAGGGATGGTGCAGCTCGATGACCTCTTGACAGTACGCCCCGGCGGCATTGTCAGAACCAAAGCCCCAAACGCGGTCACGCCATTACCCACCCCTCCCTTGCAGCCGTACTCCTTCGAGATGCTGGGGTATATGGACTCCATCCGGGAAGAACGCTCCGGTATGACGAAGATGAGTCAGGGGCTTGATTCAAATGCCCTAACGTCCCATACCTCTGCAACCCAAGTCGCTCAAGTGATGACCGCAGCCCAGCAGCGGGTGGAGATGATCGCCCGTATCTTCGCGGAGACCGGCGTCAAGGATCTGGTGAAACAGGTTTTTGAACTCGCGCAGAAGAACGAGCAGAAAGAGAAATACATCAAACTCCGTGGGCAGTTTATAGAGGTCCGCCCGGATCAGTGGCGGGATTACATGGACTGCACCGTAGAAGTGGGATTGGGTCATGGCAACCGTGACCAGCAGCTCCTGCACCTTTCGACCATGATGCAGTTTGCCGCCCAGGCGATGTCCGGCGGCCTGTCTATCGTGACAGAGGAAAACCTTTACAACCTCGGCGCGAAGATGATCGAGAACATGGGCTTCAAGGATGTCCAAGAGTACATCACCAAACCACAACAGCAGCAGGGACCATCCCCACAAGAACAGATGGCGCAGATGGAGATGGCGAACAAACAGAAAGAACTGGAAATAAAAGCGGCAGAAGTCCAGATCAAAGCGCAAAAAGTCCAACAGGACGCGGCCGAAGCCCAGGTCGATGCCCAACTCAAAGCAAGAGAGTTACAGGTCGAAGAAGCCCAGCGCCGTCCTGTCGCAATCGGCTAAATGGACGAAAGAGAAGCCCGCGCCAAAAGATTACTCGAAGACCCCATCTTCACAGAAGCATGGGACACCCTTCGGCAAAGATTCCTCGACACTTGGGAAAACTCCCAACCCGAGGATACGTCCGCCAGGGAACACGCCTGGCTGAGTTTGAAAAACCTCGCTGAGTTGAAACAGCACTTTGAGTCCATTGTGACGACAGGTGAATTCAACAAGAGGTAAAAACTCGTTTCGCGAAACAAGCCCACAAGGAAGTGGGGGGCCGCCTTTCGGCGGCTTTTTTCATGGAGAACCACATGGCCGACACGCGACCAGCACCGGCAGCTAACACCGAAGAAGGGTCGATTTTATCAGCCCAAAACGCACTTCTTGGCTTACTGGAATCGGAAGATCAACCAGTAGTCGAGGAAGCGCCCCCGACCGAAGTAGATGAGTCCACGGATGATCCAGACCTATCAGCAGAGGCGGTTTCAGAGGATGAGCCTGTAGAGGAAGACTCCGTAGAGGAAGAATCCGAAGAGGCAGAGTCCGAAGACGAGGAGCCGGAGGAAGACGAAGAGGAACCCCTGTACGCCGTCCGTGTGGATGGTGAGGAACAGGAGGTCACCCTCGACGAACTTCTGAAGGGTTATTCCCGTCAATCTGTGTTTACCAAAAAAACGCAGGAGCTGTCTGAAGAGCGCAAGCAGATCGAGGCACTGCAAACGCAGTACACCCAAGATATGCAGCAGATCCAGGCAGAGCGTCAGCAATACGCGCAGCATCTCCAGCAGATAATCGAAAACTCCAACCTCTCTCAATACGCGAATGTGGATTGGGAACGGCTCAAAACCGAAGACCCCATCGCATTTCTCGAAAAGAAAGAGGAGTTCCGGGAAGCCCAGGAGAAGATCGCCCGCGTCCAGCAGCAACAGCAGCAGGCAACGGCGAGAAACCAGGCAGAAGCACAGCAGCAGTGGCAGGAGTCTCTGAAAACAGAACACACCGCTTTGGTAGAAAAACTACCGGAGTGGGGTGATCCTGATAAACAGAAGACCCTTGCCGGTGAGCTGCGCTCCTACGCCTCCTCCCAGGGATTCTCAGACCCGGAGATCGAGAGTCTGATCGACCATCGTTCCTTTGTTGTTCTGAACAAGGCCAGGCTGTACGACGAACTTCAAAAGTCAGATCCCAAGACCAAGAAGATCCGTAACAAGCCCCGTGTCATTCGGAGTGGTAAGGGAGCAGGGAAACCGGAGAAAACGACCAAGCGCACTGCTATGCGAAACCGGCTCAAGGAGTCCGGCCATGTCAACGACGCGGCTGCACTTCTTGAAAACTTAATCTCTTAATTAGGAGAAACATCTAATGGCAATTGCCACCAATACTTCACTGACGTACTCGTCAGTACAGATTCGTGAGCAGCTTGCCGATGTCATCTACTCAATCGCTCCTCTCGATACCCCATTTTTCAGTGGGTGTTCGCGAGAGAAAGGGACGAATACTCTCTTTGAGTGGCAGACTAAATAGTATTGGTCTGAGGCGCAGTAATGCGCTTACGAAAATCCGGTGAATTGCTGGAAACCCTATCGGGGCAATCAGCAGCCAAGCGCATCAGGAATGATGTGAAGGTTCAACGCACAGGTCACGGAGTCCAGAACGGACGGTAAAGACCCACGAGCGCCGGACTCCCTTCGGGGATGATGATATGTGCTGACCTTACGGGCAACCGTAAGAAGTGAGAGATAAAAAACTTTCACGGTAACATTTGGATACTATCGCCTCTGGTGGTGCAAACCGCCAGATAGAAGGCGATGACAGTCCTTCTGCAACTGCGAGAGCGTTGCCGACGAAGTTGACCAACTACGCGCAGATTTCGCGCTATGTTGTTCAGACTTCCGGGACAGATGACTCGTGCAATTACGCTGGTCACGG